CGCTTCAAGAATACATGAAGATATGATGTCTAAAGAATATCTTGAAAAATTAAAAAGTCAACTTGGTTTAGATTTATACCAAAGCCCTGATTTAAGTATTCTACCAGAGTCTGAAGAAGAATTAGAACTTCATATGCAATTGTCATATAAGCAAAGTATTGAAATAGCAGAAGAAGAAGCTATATCATCTATATTAGCTCAAAACAAGTATGACTTAACTAGGCGTAGAATAAACATGGACTTAACAGTTCTAGGTATTGCAGCTGCTAAAACAAGTTTTAATACAGCAGAAGGTATAACAATTGATTATGTAGATCCTGCTTATATGGTTTATTCATATACTGAAGATCCTAACTTTGAAGATATATATTATGTAGGTGAAGTTAAATCTATAACAATACCTGAACTTAAAAAAGAGTTTCCAGATATATCTGAAAAAGAGTTAGAAGAAATACAAAAAATGCCAGGCAATAGTCAATACATATCTGGTTGGGGTAATTACGATGAAAACACTGTTCAGGTTTTATATTTTGATTATAAGACATATCATAATCAAGTTTTTAAAATCAAACAAACAGACCAAGGTTTAATGAAAGCTTTAGAAAAAGATGATTCATTTAATCCTCCACCAAACGATGGTTTCGAAAGAGTTTCAAGATCAATAGAGGTTTTATACTCAGGAGCAAAAGTACTAGGAAATAACAAAATGCTTAAATGGGAACTTGCAGAAAACATGACAAGGCCATTTGCTGATACTACTAAAGTAGAAATGAATTACAGCATTGTAGCACCTAGAATGTATAAAGGTAGAATAGAGTCTATTGTTAGCAAATGTATGGGTTTTGCTGATATGATTCAGTTAACGCATTTAAAATTACAACAAGTTATATCTAGAGTAGTACCAGATGGTGTTTATTTAGACATGGACGGTTTAGCTGAAGTTGATTTAGGTAATGGAACTAATTATAATGCTGCTGAAGCTTTAAACATGTATTTCCAAACTGGTTCTATAGTTGGTAGATCTCTTACTCAAGATGGTGATATGAACTCTGGTAAAGTTCCAATACAAGAATTAAATAGTTCTAGCGGTCAAGGTAAAATACAAAGTCTTATACAGACTTATCAGTATTATTTACAAATGATACGTGATGTAACAGGATTAAACGAAGCAAGAGATGGTAGTACGCCAGATAAACAAACATTAGTTGGTTTACAAAAAATGGCAGCTAATGCTTCAAATGTAGCTACTAGACATATAAAACAGTCTAGCTTATATTTAACATTAAGATTATCTGAAAATGTAGCTTTAAAAATAGGTGATGCTTTGCAATTTCCTTTAACTAAAAATTCTTTACAAAATTCAATATCTACTTTTAATATAAGAACTTTAGAAGAAGTAATAAATTTAAATCTTCATGATTTTGGTATTTATTTAGAACTAGAACCAGATGAAGAAGAACAAGCTCAATTAGAGCAAAATATACAAGTTGCTTTACAAAAAGGAGGTATTGATTTAGAAGACGCTATAGATTTAAGACAAATTAAAAATCTTAAGTTAGCTAATCAAATGCTTAAAATAAAACGTAAAGCAAAAGCTAAACAAGACCAAGCTAATCAACAAGCTAATATAGCAGCTCAAGGTCAAGCGCAAGCTGATGCGGCTGAAAAAATAGCTTTATCTGAAGTTCAAAAACAAGAAGCTATTAGTGGTTCTAAAGTACAGTTAGAGCAAGCTAAATCACAAATGGAAATACAACGTATGCAAACTGCTGCTCAATTAGAACAACAAAAAATGCAAATGCAACATCAATTTGATATAACAATAAAACAAATGGAGATGCAAGCAGTTGGTATGAAAGAAAAAGAAATAGAAAACCGTAAAGACAAGCGTATAAAAATGGAAGGTACGCAACAGAGTGCAATGATAAATCAAAGAAAAAATGATTTATTACCAATAGACTTTGAACAACAAAACGCAGCAGGTATGATGCCATCTGTGTAATTTTATTAATTATTTAATTATATTATATTATGTCAGAAGTAAAAACAAACGAACCTGTTAAACAGGAAGGTGACTTTAAAATTAAAACTAAAAGTAAAACACCTAAAAAATTAGTAGAAAAAAAACCTGAAATAGTAAAGGTTAACGTAAAAGAACCTTTAATTGAATTACCGCCAGATGTAACAAAGGTGGTAGTTCCTAAAGAAGTTTTAAAAACAGAAGAAAAAGATGCCATTCAAATCAGAGAAACAGAGAAGGTGGTTGTGGAAGAACAAACCGGAGATAGCGCTAAAGTGGACGAACAAGTACAAGAGCCCAAGCAAGATGTTGAAAAGTTTGAACCAATCCAAGAAGTAACTGAAGCAGAAATAAAGAAAGTTACTCAAGAAGTAAAAGAAGCTGTTAGAGATGAAAAAGTTCTAGGTAAACAATTACCAGAAAACATCGAAAAACTAGTTTCATTTATGGAAGAAACTGGTGGTACTATAGAAGATTATACTAGACTTAACGCAGATTATTCTAACGTTGATGAAAATACTCTATTAAAAGAATATTATAAAAAATCAAAACCTCACTTAAACGGTGAAGAAATAGATTTTATAATGGAAGAAAGCTTCCATTTTGATACAGAACTTGACGAAGAGCGTGACGTCAAAAAGAAAAAACTCGCTAAAAAAGAAGAGATTGCAAAAGCAAAAAACTTTTTAGAGGAAACTAAGAAAAAATACTACGAGGAAATCAAGTTGAGACCCGGAGTAACTCAAGACCAACAAAAAGCTACTGACTTTTTCAATCGCTATAACAAGCAACAAGATGTAGCCGCTGAGCAACATAAAAAATTCAAGCAACAAACTAACGAGCTATTTAGCAACGAATTCAAAGGTTTTGATATAAAAGTTGGTGAAAAAAGTTTCAAGTATAATGTTCAGAATTTAGAAAAATTAGCAGAAAATCAATCAAACATTAATAATCTAGTTAAGAAGTTCTTAAACGAAGATGGAGATGTGGTAGATACTTCTGGTTATCACAAAGCTATATATGCTGCTGAAAATGTGGATAAAATTGCTAGTCATTTTTACGAACAAGGAAAGGCTGATGCCGTTAAAGACGTTGTCAACAAGTCCAAGAATTTATCATCTACTAAAGCTAGAAGCCAACAAGGTGAAGTTTTTGTAAATGGTTTAAAAGTAAAAGCGGTTAGTGGTTATGATTCTTCAAAACTGAAAATTAAAACAAGAAAATTTAACTAATTAAAAATTAAAAATTATGGCTTTAAGTCCTCAATTTGGTGGTATTGTGCCGTCGCAACTACAACAGTTGCTTCCAACAAACTACCTACAATTTAACAATGGAACAAATGACTTCGCTCAACAATATCTTCCTGAGATATATGAGCAAGAAGTAGAAAGATACGGTAATAGAACCTTATCTGGATTTTTAAAAATGGTTGGCGCTGAAATGCCAATGACATCTGATCAAGTAATTTGGTCTGAGCAAAATAGATTACATATTGCATATGATAACTGTACACTACCTGGTGGTGAAGTTATTGTTGTTGCTCCTGTTGCAGGTGCTGCAACTGTGCAAAACGTAATATCTGTAAACGATACAGTAGTTATTTTAGATACCGTAAGCGGTGCTGAAAATAAAGGTATTGTAACAGCAAGTGTACAAGCCGTGGTTGCTGGTGCAGCTGGATCAATTACTGTTGCTACTTTTAATGGAGTTGGTATTAATGCTAACTTTACTTCAGGTAACATTAAAGTATTTGTATATGGATCTGCTTATGCTAAAGGATCAAGTATGGTAAACGGTGGTAATGTTGCTGCTGGTACTCAACCTAGAATTTCTGTAACTCCTTCATTCCAACAATACTCAAACTCTCCTGTTATAATTAGAGATCAATACGTTATCTCTGGTTCTGATATGGCTCAAATTGGTTGGGTTGAAGTTGCAACTGAAGATGGTACTTCTGGATTCTTATGGTATTTAAAAGCTGAGTCTGAAACAAGATTACGTTTCGAAGATTACTTAGAAATGGCATTAGTAGAAGGTGAGTACAGTCAAATAGGAGCTGGAGCTGGAGTAGGATCAGGAGTAGTTCCTGGTACTGAAGGTTTATTTGCTGCTATAAACTCAAGAGGTAACGTAGAAGTAGGATTTACTGCTGCTGCTGGAATTTCTGAGTTTGATAACATTCTTAAAAACTTAGATACTCAAGGAGCTATTGAAGAAAACATGTTATTCTTACAAAGACAAACGTCTTTAGATTTTGATGACATGCTTGCTGCAATTTCATCAGGAGGTGCAGGCGGTACTGCTTTTGGTTTATTTGAAAACTCAGAAGAAATGGCGCTTAACTTAGGATTCTCTGGATTTAGAAGAGGTTCTTATGACTTTTACAAAACTGATTGGAAATATTTGAATGACGCTTCTACAAGAGGTGGTATTTCTGGTATCAACTCAATCGAAGGTGTATTAGTACCTGCTGGAACTTCAACAGTTTATGATCAAGTTTTAGGAACTAACATCAGAAGACCTTTCTTACACGTAAGATATAGAGCTTCACAAGGTGATGATAGAAGAATGAAGTCTTGGTTAACTGGTTCTGCTGGTGGTGCATTTACTTCAACTCTTGACGCTATGGAAGTAAACTTCCTATCAGAAAGATGTTTAGTAACTCAAGCTGCTAACAACTTTGTATTATTCAAAGGAATCTAATTGATTCAATTACAATAACTATCCCTGTCTTCGGGCAGGGGTAATTATTTTTTATAAACTATTTAATTATATTATATTATGGCTAAAAAAGCTCAAGCAGAAACTATTGAGGTTGCACCTCAGCCGGTAGCTACAAAAGTAGCACCACAAAAACCAGCTAAACCTAGTTGGGAAATTAAAGATAGAATTTATTATTTAAAAGATAATAAATCACCTTTAACATTAACAATACCTGGGAAACATACAAGAAAGCACTCATTGCTTTATTTTGATGAAGAAACAGGTTCACAAAGAGAACTAAGATATGCAACTAATATGGACTCACCATTTGTTGATCAACAAAAAGGAGAAGTTACTATGGGTCACATACAGTTCAGAGATGGGGATTTAAAAGTTCCTAAAAATCAACAAAATTTACAAAAATTATTATCTTTGTATCACCCTTTAAAAGGTAAGTTATACGAAGAGTTTAGTGCAGTAGAAGTTGCTAAAGATGAGTTAGATATTTTAAATCTACAAATTGATGCACTTAACGCTGCTAGATCTATGGATATAGATCAACAAGAAGCTATACTTAGAGTAGAAGCTGGTTCTGTAGTTAATACAATGAGCTCTAAAGAAATAAAAAGAGACTTATTGTTGTTTGCTAGAAAAAACCCAGGTTTATTCATAGAACTTGCAAATGATGAAAACGTAGGATTAAGAGATACTGCTATTAAAGCCACTGAAGCTGGAATAATATCTTTATCACAAGATCAAAGAACGTTTAACTGGGTTTCTAATGGTAGAAAATTAATGAACGTACCATTTGATGAAAACCCATATTCTGCTATGGCAGCATTTTTCAAAACAGATGAAGGTGTAGAAATCTTTAAATCTATCGAGAAAAAGATTAAATAACATGTAATACTAATATAGGGCTCGTTTACTCGGGCCCAATATTATAATAAAAAAATATAAATGGCGGTAAATATTAACACAGTATATACAACAGTCTTGTACATATTAAACAAAGAACAAAGAGGATATGTTACTCCAGCGGAGTTTAACAGTCTAGCTGTTCAAGTTCAACAAGAGATGTTTCAATCATATTTTCCAGATGGTAACCAAGTTAATAGGTTCAATCAAAACAGCCAACAAAACGATACAGAGTTTTTTAATATGTTTAAAGACATATCATATAAATTATATCCTTTTGAAAAAGAAGCTGATTTCACATTTGACAACACTAGTCAAGGTTTTTACTATAACGGAACTGGAGTTATAAATAAACTTGGTGAAATAATATCTACATACACAGGTAATCCTACCTATAATTCAATAACTCAACTTACAAGCAAAAGTGATTTTACAACAATTACAAAATCAAAACTAACTTCACCTACAAGTCAGTATCCTATTTGTCATACTACTAACGCTACTATAGGTGGGACAAATCAGCTTATAGTAAAAATATCTCCATTACCTAACTCTTTAAAAATAAACTGCTTATTTAATCCTACAGATCCAGAGTGGAACTTCACAACTGGTAACCTAGGTCAATACATATACTCTTCTGTTTCGTCTGTTGATTTTGAACTTGACGTATCAGAGCAAACTAACATAATAACTAATATATTAAAGTATTGTGGTATTATAATAAATGATCCAACAATTATTCAAACTGCCTCTGCAGAAGCACAGGAAGTATCTATTAATGAAAAAAGCTAATAAAACATGCCGATTCCAAATGGTGGTTTAATAACCGAAACTAACGAACAATATTACGCAGGCGCGCAAGGCTTTATAGCTCCAGCGACAGCTGCAGGTCAAGCTTTTACTACTACTTTTGATACAGATTTAATATTAGGAGCAACTGGAAGTTGGGATCCTAACGACGTAAATTATTCTTTAAATAATTTTAAACTATATACAAGCGCTGATGGTATAACTTATGCGGAATATATATTAGCATACACTGTTGTTAATAACGTTATAACTATTACAGCTAGCGTAACAACTGGAACATATATAGTGGTTCAATTAAAATCTTTACAAGGAGGCAACTATGGTGATAGAGATGCTATAGGTGAAGCTGTTGAAGATAACTATGGTGGATATTCTTACATTACATTAAACGATATTATAAACAACTTTATGGTTGGTTATGTTGGTGATGGTAAAATTATTCAAACATGTAAAAAATCAGATGCTGTTTTCTTTGCAAAAAGAGGCATGCAAGAATTTAGTTATGATACTTTAAAAAGTATTAAGTCACAAGAACTTAGCATACCACCTAGCTTAAATGTTATATTGCCACAAGATTATGTTAACTATGTAAGAATATCGTGGATAGACAGCCTTGGTGTTAAGCATATATTATACCCTGCTAACAACTTAACTATATCACCTTACGAAAATCCAATTCAAGATAACACAGGTCAACCAACTCAAGATAATTTTGGTGATAACTTAGAAGGAAGCTCGCTAACAGAAAGCAGATGGAAAGCTGCTAACGATGAATTAATATTTGATAACTCTGCTTTCAATAATTTCTTTAATTTTATGGGAAGTACTTATGGTTGGGGTTATGGAGGTTTTTACGGTCAAAGATATGGTTTAGAACCTCAATCAGCTCAATTAAATGGTTGGTTTAATATGAACGAAAGAGAAGGTAAAATATCTTTTTCAAGTAACTTAGCAAATCAACTTATTGTATTAGAATACATCTCTGATGGATTAGCTTACGATTTAGACACTAGAGTACCTAAGATGGCAGAAGAAGCAATGTACGCTCATCTATTACACTCTATAGTATCTACTAGAGCTAATCAACCTGATAACATAGTACAAAGATTTAAAAAAGAACGTAGAGCTAAACTTAGAAATGCTAAAATAAGATTATCTAACATAAAACTAGATGAGATAGTACAAGTAATGAGAGGTAAATCTAAATGGATTAAACACTAAAATTTAATGGCAAAAGCAACTAATAGTTTTGTTACTGGTAAAATGAATAAAGATCTTGATGATCGTCTTTTAAAAGTTAACGAATACAGAAACGCAATGAACGCTCAAGTGAGCAGATCTGAAGGTGCTAATGTAGGTGCTTTAGAAAACGTTTTAGGTAATGTAAATATAAGTAATTTTAGAGACGTAACAGGCGTTGGCAACGGTGTTTCTATAGGTTATTGTGCTGATGAAATAAATAATAGAGTTTTTGTTTTTTTAACAGATAATACTAGTTCTACACTAACATACAACAATACACAGAAAAACGCTATAGCTGTTTATAATGCTTTAACAGAATCAACTCAACTTCTTGTTAGTGGTAGATTTTTAAATTTTTCAACAAGTTTCCCTATAACTGGAGTAAATATATTAGAAGATTTATTATATTTTACAGATAATAGAAATCAACCTAGAGTTATAAATGTAACTTTAGCTGAGTCTAATAATCAATATTATACTATAGAAGAACAAATATCTGTAGCAAAATATAATCCTTATCAATCAATACAACTTTATAAAGAGTCTTCTATATCTAATGAATATGAAACCACAATGTATGACGTTGTTAGTTTGTATTATCCTGATGGAGGTCTTGGAAATTTAAATGCAGACGCTGCCACAGGTCAATCTAATTTACAAATTTTAAAAGCAGGATTTCAAGGAGACATAGTTACTAGTATGGGTGGTGGTGGTGGAACAGCTGGTGTAAAAGTTGGTCGTAGAAATAAATCAACTGGAGTTATTACAGATACTGGATTAACTGTTAATTTTTCTTCAGATCAAACTACATATTGGCAAGTTGGTCTTAGCGATAATATAACTGGAACATTAATTGATAAAGATGACGAAGAAATTGTATTTAGCTTTAATCCATATTATAACCCTGATTATAA